CAATCACGTCGGCTTTGATTGCTCGGGAAGTCCCGCTGTAGTTGAGCTGCACCTTCGCGGCCTGCGTCCAATTCGCCGTCGAGATCGGAGCCGAGGATGTATTCAGCTTGCCCGTGATCGACGCGGAAAAACGGATGCCCGCGATTTCGCTTTGGACCAGCGGGATCGTCTCGTCGATGTTCGGCGGAATATCCACGGTGTCGGAGGATACCGTACCGCTCCACGATACCACCTCTATCGTCGCCCCGTTGGTGAAGTTTACACTGCCGCCCGTACCTTTGATTCCGGCCATGACCTTACTCCTGTTATGCCACCTGGACCCGATAACGCTGGATCATTCGCCATTCGCAATCGGATTCCTGGAACGTACCTCGTCCCAAACTCGTGCAATACGCCGTGACGGACGTATTGCTTAATGTCTGCCTGTTCAGTACCGCGTCAACCCGATCCCCGATGTTATGCACCGCTACCTTGCCATCGCGTACGTCGCCGTAGATATCGATCTGCATTTCGCTGTCGATATCGTCGATGGTCAATGTGCTATCCGGAGCGTCGGTAATGAAATTGAACACCAGGAACGGCGACGGCGTTTGATCCTGAGCAATACCATTGAAGATTCCGCCCGTACACAGCGTCGCCACTCCGTTCGTTCCGGTATCTCCGGTCAACGTCGCATATATCAGCTTTTCAACTTCTTGTGGTGTCGCCATTACTTGATCCCACTCAACACGATTTCCTCGGCTTTTTCCTTGGCCAAGTTAAGCCCTACTCGCATATACGGACGCGGGGCAATGTATCGAGTTCCTAATTCCAACGCGGCCGCGTATGGAAGGCTTGTCCCAACATACGCCCGTAATTCATTGATTTCCGATAGGTCAACCTGAATCGAACGCCGCAATGTTCCGGTGTCCGCCGCCGGAGCCTCGCCCGGAGCGGATGCCCTATGCCATCCAGTATCTCTTATTCTCGCCCCTTGCTCTCCAGCCCACAACCCCTCCTCTTTGGTAAATCGTTCTTTGGACTTTTTTTTGAGAACAACCTCTTTGGTGATTTGTGATCTTACGATGTTTTTACCCTGCCCACGTCTATACATCTTGCCCGAACCGGGCGACGATAAAACCTTTTTTATGCTGCGTTGCACTTCGATAGCCGCCCGGCCGACGTTACGCTTTAGGCGTTCGACCATCTTGGCCTTTACGGCTTCGGCGTTCCAATCAAGTTTAATCCCCGGATGGGTTGCCACTCTTCTTCTCCTCGCAATCGCAACGCAGGTACGCGCTTTCTAATCCTGGATTAAGTACGCCCTGAACGTCCAGCACCCGCCCGCTTATCGTCATCCGGTCGCCCTCTTGGATGTCTGTGTCGCCCGGCAAGTAAACATAATGCGTGGTTATCACGTCGTAACGCGAGTTCGCCATCGACTCCATCGCGCTCGGCGTGCGGACCCGGCAACGCACGCCGGACAGATGCGCCGCGTAGGTCTTTGTCGGCGTACCGCCCGCGTCAACCGTGCGCGTAGGCCGCGTCACCGAAGCCGTTGAATTCAGCAGGTGCCTTGGTAGTCCGCGCATCATGCCTTCTCATAAACGTCCAAAATCGCCGACACGCCGAGGCAGTGCGTGCATCCGGTGTGCGTCGTCTGCGATAGCCGTATCCACAACGTGTCGTTCAGGGCCAGGGCAGTCGTCCCGATGGAACCGGCCACAACCTCGTAGGCGGCCTCGTCCGTGCTGATTTGAACCGGCGCGGATAGAACCGTCGCGGCCGTGCCGCCCTGCGTCGCCTTGAGCAAGTCAACGCTGATCGCCCCGTCAGTCGAGGGCGGAGAGACCGCTACCGCCTTGAACTCCTTAATCGTCCCGGCCGCCCCATCGACCACATGAACGCAGTACGTCTGCCCGCCGGTAGCTCCAGCCGTGGCTACCGCCGCGCTGGCCGCCAGTCCGTATACCTGACGATGCTGGTGTTCCAGCTTGCTTGCGGCAACGTCGGCATCGGAGGCGATCGCCGCGTCGCCTACCGATCCGGCCGGTGGGCTGAACTCGTTTGGGGTTAACTTGCCGCTGATTCTTACGTCGCCCGTGATTCTCATTTCTGCCATGTTATCGCACTCCTAATTTCGACCACCGCCGCACGACGGCCAATTGGTTATCGTTCAACGCAACCCCGCTCATAAGCGTGTAAGAATAATCGCCAAGCGTTTCGGATTGGACGCTTTGGTCCCGCTTGCTCAGGCTGAACCCGGTGGCCGCCATTTCCTGACAGAGCATATCCAGATCGGCTGGCACGGTGGCGAACCCGGCCCGGTACTCAACGAGGATGTTTTGAAATCCGCGCGGCATTCGCGCCTCGATATCCGCGTCCGGCGGATACCAGCCGGCCTGAGATGGGCCCGGCTTGTAACTGACGATTCCCGACTGTCGGTCAACCCAGAATTCGCAATCATCCGAGCCGGGATATGTCAGATAGACCGTGGTGGATCGGCTTGCACTCACAAGAGGCATGCCGCCTATCGGGTTCAAGTCCGGCGATAGCGTGTTGGTTATGCAGGTGGCGCTCCAATCATCGATCGCCGTGATAGCCGTCGCCAGGGCGGCCGTGGATGGATAATCCGCGAAGGTTAGTTCGTCCTCGGTCTGCGCGCCGTTCGCATCCCACGAGCGGCATATCACCGCGTCCTCGTTGACCTCGACAATCGCCCGGATGCCATCGCCGGAATAAACCACGGATAGAGCGTTGTCCTGCCCGTACGCGAATCGCGTAACCTCCAAGATCGGGTATTGGTCAAGAACCAACCGGCATTCGCGATTGCCATTGAACCGATGTCGATAATCGCGGGCAACAAACTTTCGGCCGGTAAGTTGTTCGATCCGATCCGAGCAAGCGTTAATCAATTCCTTGAGGATGTTATCATGATCGGTCGAAGTCTCGCCGAGATAACGCTTCAGCTTCGTAAGCGTAGTCAGCGCGTACGAAGACAGAGTTATATCCCCGCCCGCGTCGGCCAGGCCCACGCCGTCCCAGGCCTGCCACCGACGGCCAAGGATCGTATCGGAAGTCGCCGGTGTCGCGCCCGCGCGCAAGTAATACGTAACGACGCAGTTCATCGCCGTGGTGATCTTGGCGGGAAAGTCGGCCGTATAGAGGTCGCCGCTCTGGTCGGTCAGGTCGATAGCATACTCGGCGATATCGGCATCGTCCCAAGTCTCGAACGCCTCGTTTGCGACGGACCATACCTTCGTGTCCGATTGTCGACGGACTACGGCGTATAGATTCGCCGCCGCTACTGGATAAGTAAGGTTCAGTTCGTTTGCCATCGTTCGTCCGCCTTGCGTTTGACCTTGCCCTTGCGAGCCGGAGACGCCATCGACTTGTCGGCCGGAGCATCCTCGACCGCCTTGACCTCCGGCTCCTCCTCGCGGGCCACGCCGCGCGCAATCAGTTGTTCGGCAACGCCGATCCCGACATCGAGAATGTCGCCGGGCGCGGCATAGCAATGATGTTTCAAGAGAACAAGTCGCATAACATTTCTCCCTGTGGTCTGCCCTTCTGTTCGTACTCCGTTAGCCTCTGGTAGATCGGCGTCAGGTTTTTACCCGGCCACGATACCAGCAGTTCCATGTGCCCGACCATTACATGATTCGCCTGGTAGAGCTGTCCACCGTTCGCGTGTAGATTGGCCCAGAATGAGCAATCCTCGTCAATCCGGCCTTCGCCCCAGTGCCCGTCGGTGTCCGGAACATGCCTGAACCAGGGCTTCTTCATCTTGCTCTTGAGCGAATCGACGCGGATCATGGTCAGGCCGAAGTGTCCACTGTTAATCGGGATGATCGGCTTGCGGAATTCCTCGACGCAAACCTTATCGACAATCTCGCCCGCCTTGCTCCGCAGGGTAAACAGCGCCGTCGTGCTCTCCCGCTTCATCTGGACCGGGCAGAGCGCGTCTACCTCCGGATTTGATTCCATCAGATCATACAAGGCGATAACATCTTCCTTCGTGTAAAGCGTATCGTAGTCGATGGACAAGATGTACTTCGTGCCGGAGTCCAGGCAATTCTGCATCATGGATTCCATGCACTGACCCCAGAAGACGCCGGACGCCTTCATCAGGGGAATGCCGAGCAGAGGCAAGGCCCGGAAGGTGTGCATCATGTTATCAATGAAGCCTACGCGCGGCACACTCATGATCGCCATGACACCCGGGAGGATGCGACAATCATTATTCGATGTAAGCTTGGTCGAACTCTTGACGCCTTGCAGGTTGAGCGATACCGGCAACGAGGCGCAGTCTTGATGCCCCTCGTTTTGCCATGGTTTGATATCGATCAATCCGATCTGTTCCATCACGCTACGCAATCCGTCCTCGTCGAACACGCTCTTGTGGAAGTCGTTCTCGTCCGTCTGCCCACCCATCAGGTAGCTCATGAGCGGCTCGTCGGTTGCCTTCGCCTGATATCGCTCGACGATATACCGGAAGTCCGGCACCGCTAATTTCAGGACGCCGCCCGGGCGTAACACTCGGACCCACTCATGCAGCACCGGGCCGATCTCCGCCGAGCCAAAGTGTTCCAGCACATGCGAGGCCCGGACCTCCTCGACCGAATTGCTCTGGTACTTGAGCTTCCGGATGTCGTGCCCGTTGCGAAGATCGAGATTCTCGTAACCGGGCAACTCGGCTTCTCCCGCGCCGAGATTCAGCCTTAATGTCTCCATCCTGTTCATCTCCCTATCTGGTCCTGACCCATTTCCCCCGCCGAGGGAGCCGCGCGGCCCCCCCGGCGGAAAGGGAAACAGGAAAGGAGAACCTTTAAGCAGTCACCGCGATCTTGACGTTTTTCTCCGTCATCGTCATCGGCGCGGTCTTCGCTCGCGACAGCCGGGCGATCTGGGCAATCTCGACAGTCGTAGCCGGAGTAACGCGGCAGCGCAGGTAACGCTTGCGGTTTCGACAGTCGATGTTGAGCGTGGCGTAACTCGATTCCGTCGCGTTCGTGTAGGTGCCCGTGGCCGTCTGTGACGCGACGATTAGAAAACCGTTCGTAGCGTCCGTCACCGTATTGGTCGTGCCGGTCAGGGCCACGATGGCATCGCCGCAACTCGTGTTCGAGCCTTCGTCCACGGCCAGGGCGATGACCTTGTTGGTGATCGCCGTGTGGCTCGTTCCGCCCACGAGGACATCAATCGTACAGTAGTCATAGCCCAGCCGATCAATGAGCAATGTGTTCGTGGCGTTGCTGGCAACCGAACTGGCCGTAGTCTTAAACACCTTCGTATTTTGAATCTCGATCATGTGATTTCCTCCGGAGCATGGAATCCGCGATAAACTTTCATCCATGCCCTGCTGTTAGCTGCTTACGTAGCGGACAACAAACCAATGCACGGGCCGGGCTCGGTAGCCGATCCGATATCGTGTACATTGATATCGAACCGCTCGGTGCCCCGAACCGCGATGAAGTCGTTCTCGAATGCCGACTCACCATCCACCGTAGCCACGTCAGAGAACCCGATAGTCATGGTTCGGCGGTCGCCGAACGAAGCCGCCAGCCGAAGGTCGGCCAGCAGGGCGACGATTTCCGCCGTTGTTTGAGCTCGCGGCATGGCCTGCGTGAATACCACCGGGTATCCGAGGAACTGCCGAGTGCCCGAGCCGCCGTGAATCACGTCGTTGGTATTCCCGCCAGCTGCCAACGCCAGGCGCTCCATGACCTGGAAGAAAAACTGGCGCGAACAATACCACTTGGCATTCGCGGCCGCCTGGTCGTGGAGCATACCGGACATCTGGTTGAAGTCATTCAAGACAAACAACGACCAGTCGTCATTCGTGCCCGCAGCACCCGTCTGGAAGGTCACGGTATTAGTCCCGGCCGCGACTCGCGTACGCGCGCCGATAATCCCGCCGTAAGTGGCGGCACCGGTTCCGTTGAACCCGCAGTCGTCCTCTTTCTCGGCGAACGCCCACGCGATCTCCTGAGCCAGATCGTCGCCGACATTGATGGCCGCATCCTCGTTCAGTTCGGAGGTGTAGCGGGTCAGCGCCATGATCTTGCGAGCGGTCAATCGAACCTGGTTCCACGTCTTGTCGGATAAGGTTCCCGACGCGCCCTCGCCCACGAAGTGCGCGGTCAACCCGCCCGCTCGGCGATTGATCGGGATCGTGTCTGAGATCATAACCTGTTGACGGGCCTCGCGCCGGAACACGCCATACTCATCGCGAATGTCGATGATGTAATCGGAGAAGTCTGGCGGAACCAGGAACCCGCTCGACGGGTTGTTGAACGTGGTTTGAATCTTGGTCTGCAAGGTGTTTTCATCCACCTGCGTCAAGGGAATGCCGTACTTCTCGCACCAATCGACCGACTTCGGCCGCCCCATGGCAGCCATGCACCACATGCCGAAGCGGTACGCTTTCTCGCGAGCGGACAAACCACCGGCGTGCTTATCGTCCTTGAACGAACGCGGGTTGCTTTTGTAGCAACTCGCCGGAATGACGATCTTCTTTTCCTCGACCGGTTGGCGAATCGTTTTCATGCGATTCAAAACCGGAGTCATGGCCGCTTGAACCGCCTTGGTTACGGCGTCGGCGAGATTCTTTTCTTCGTCTTCGTCGGCCGCCTTTTTCTCGTCTTCATCGTCCGGATCCTCAGCTTCCTGTTGAGGCTGCGCGGATACGAGGCTGATCTGGTCGATGCCTATCGGGTTGCCGTCCGCGTCCGTCACCTCGTTGTCGTCGATGAACAACGAGATGGCCTTCTTGCGGGCCTTCTCGCTCTTGTGCTTAGCGAGAATGGCCGGTAATACGTGATTCGTGAACTCATCCAAGGTCATTTGTCTAACCTCCAAGTAGAGACAACGGCTGCCCATGACAAGCAATGTCATGGGTTGCGATTTTTACCGTCATCCTGCTCGGCTTGGCTCCCCGGCTCGGCATGCGCCATCCGGTTAAGCGGGCCATCAGGCTCGACCGTGAAACAGATTCGCTATATGTACAACTGTCCGGTCGCGCGGGCGATGCCCTTCGCGACCAATCCTGCTACGTCCACAGCGCGCCGGGCCTTGACGATCCTTCGCTCGCCCGGCACGACGATGAATACCTTGCTCTTCCCCCTCGACCTATCCGGCGCGTGCAGGTCCAGGCCAAACAGCGACTTCACCTGCAACTCGCTGATGATGCCTTTCCCCAACGCGGTTATGAGCGCGTCCTGATTGGCCGGCAGCGGAGCCAATGAATACTCGAAAAGCTTCCACTTGGAAGTCACGCGCTTGATTCCGTCGCCGTATTTCGCCCGGTCGCCCTTGCCCGCCGGCCTGGATTCGATGGGCATGAACCCGACCGATACGCCCTTGACGATGCCCTGTTCAACTAGCGCGCGGGCAACGTCGGGAAAGAATTCGCCCTTGAAGTCGGCGGGCCTTACCGCGAACTCGGTGGACGCCTCGATTCCATGCTCGCCCCGGCTGAGCTTGCCGATGCTCTTGGCTATCGGCTTATCGTAATCGTGGTTCCAGAATACAACCGGGTTCTTCTCGAACTC